CGTTATTAGTTGATGAAACGCTTAATGACTCTGTTGTAAAGTGACCGTTAGAGCTTATACTTCCTCCAACGGTAAGTTTTTCTCCAGGTGCAGCAGTACCTATACCTATTTTATCATTACCAGCATCAACAAAAAGTAAGTGTGTGTCAGAGTCTCCCTCAGCTCTAAAGTCTATGTCTGCGCCTGTTTCGTTAAAAGTGATTTCGTTGTTAGTATCCTGAGTAATGTCTATAAAATTAACACCACCTGCTTGAATATTAATATCATCATCAGAAAAACTAATGAAAGTATCATCATCGCCGTTATGAATAAGGCATGCACCAATACCAACACTACCAGCTACATCGAGCATATAATCTGGTCTATTTGTATTAATACCTAGCCTTCCCTCCAAATAATTAAATCCTGAACCTGAAGCACTAAGACTACCATTAGAACTTATGTTTCCAGATACAGTAAGCGCTTCTCCGGGTGAAGTTGTACCAATACCAATATGAGGATCGGAGCCAGTGGCTAGAATAGTACCATCAACCTCCAATTCGGCTTCAGGAGCACCTATACCGTTGATTCCTACCCTATTTGTAGATGCATCAGTCTTCAATAACGGGTTACCTTCATTTGCACCGGTACCCTTTATAGTAACATCTACATTATTACCACCATCATTGAATGTAATATCATGTGGCTGGGTACCAGCATCGTTTAAATCTATGTATGATATACCACCAATATTAAATCTAAGTCTATCATCTGTAAAATTAAGATAAGTGTTAGGATCTCCGTTGTGGTAGATGTATTGGTCAACGCCAATGTCGCCGGCTACATCCAAAGTATAGTCCGGAGAGTTAGTACCTATACCTACGCAATTACCAAAGCATGTGTTTCTACCGGCGCTTAAGTAAGGCGTTTGAATAGTACCATTATCATTAAAGAATATATCATCACCGTTCTTGTCAACAAAGTGAGCTATAGGTTGACTACCATCTTGTTGTACAAATAAAGCTGGTCCTGTACCTGCATTTACTACTGAAAGAGCTGAAGTAGTAGATATGGTAGTATCTATACATGTTATATCTCCTGTAACTGATAAGTTTCCAGTTATTGTTGTGTTATCGGAAAATGTCTTACAACCTGCTATAGTTTGATTACCGGAAGTTCTTACTACTGTACTATCAACAGCTACAGTATTATCTGTTATAGTTACCCCATCCCCTCTTCCTACAGTTAATGTAACTGTACCGGATGTACCTCCTCCAGATAAACCTGAACCAGCAGTTACTCCTTGTATTGTTCCAGATCCAGATCCTCCAAAAATATCAGCTAAGTCTCGTCCTGCTGAGACAAATCCGTTACGTGTTGACGATGCACTTAAGCCTACTACATTAGCTCCTGCTCCAACTGATAAACTTTCAGTGACAGTAAGCCCGTTCTTTACCTTAAAATCTTTATTGGACATAACATGAGGTTCACTCTCCCCTCGCTATTATTTATTCCGCATGTATGTCTAATTTAATAAAAAGATGTACCTTCTACTATACAAGCTATACCACTTTCTGATCCTGTTATGTCTATATCAATTGTTGAGCCTGAACTACTAGCATCTACTGATTCAAGTAAGGAATCAGCTTGAGAATCTAAAATAGCATATGTAGTAGAAAAAACAGATGTATCATTATAGCTCACTAACATTTCGAATGTAGTACGCTTAGTACTCTTTGATAATGTTACTACTAATTTAGCAGATTTTAATCCTCCTTTATCAAAAGTATTAATAGTTGTTTCACTAGTCCCTACAGTACCATTAAAAATATTTCTTTTAGTTATAGTAGTATTGCTTCTTTGTTGCAATTCATCAGATAAAACTACTTTATTACTAGCGCTTAAAGATTGGGAAAAGGTATTAGTAGCATTAGTTCTAGCTACTGTATCGTTAACCTGAATACTATCTGCATTAACAGTTATACCATCTCCGGCTGCAGCATTTAAAGTCACCGTGCTTGAAGTTCCGCCGCCGGTTAAACCATCTCCAGCTACTACATTTGTAACACCTGCATCAGCTGCTTTAGCAAAGATGTCAGCTAAATCTCTACCTGCTGAAAGTAGGGTTTGTGATGCATCTAAGCTCTTTACATCTAAATTACTGTCTTTAGCTTGTACTCCGACAGATCCTCCTCCGCCACCGTAATTTTCTATATGACGTCGTAAATTTCTTAGCTCATCACTAAATCGTTGATTGATTGTACTTTCAAACTGAGATTTAAATTTTTCCGGATTAAACTCTTCTTCCTCTTCTTCAGGTTGCTCAGGTATATTATCTGTTATAAAATCTTTTAATTGCCTTACTTCATTCTTTACATCGTTGTTTATAATATCTTTTAAGCTTCTAATCTCTCTTTGTATATCTTCCTTTAATACCTTCTTTTTATCTTCTATAAGCTTTATAATACCTTGTTTTGTATTATCATTTAGCGTCGCATATTCAGTTTGAATTTTATTAATTCTGGAATTAAAATATTCATTTATTTTTAAATTAGCTTTTTCAGCTTTTTCTGTCAGTTCTTCCTTTACAACTTCTATTGAAGAATAAAAAGATTTAGTTTTCTTATTGAGGAGTCTGCTATATTTTTTAGTTGATGATCTAATACTATCTTCAAGTATAGAATCCTTTTTCTCTAAAAGCTCTTTATATTGTTGTAAGTCTTTCTTAGATTGCTGATACTTATTTTCAATTAATTGTTCAGCCTCTTCTAGCTTTTGCTCAAGTATACTTTTATCTTTATCAACTTTTTCAGTTAACTCTTTACTCTTTTCAATAGATTTTAAAAATATATCTTCTTTTACTTTACTATAAGTCTGATCATCTATTCTCTTTAATAACTTTTCATCAAGTAATTTTATTGAATTAGATAATTGATCTTTAATTGATGTTATTTTATTTGTAAGAACAGAAGAGGAAGAATTCATCTCTTCTTTTAGATTATCAACCTTTGAAGTTATGTCAGTATGAGCTTCATCAATTATCTTTAATGATTCATTTAAATGAGACTTTACTTCTTCTACCTTTTGTGAAGCTGTAGAAAAGCTTTCTTGTAAATTTATATTTAAATTATTATAAGCTTCACTAACTTTATCAGCAGTTGCTTCATCTGCTCTTACTAAATTGGCTATTTCCTCCGCAAATTGCTCTTTAAGTAAATTAAACTTGATTCCATACTCTTCTAAGACTTGTTTATTATTTTCTATTCTTGGAGATAAGGCTAGAACTTTTTGCTCATAAAATGATTCGAGCTCATAATCAATTTCTTTTTTAAGAAGAATATTGTTTTTTTCTGTATCTTCTGTAATAACCTTTTTGTAATCTAGATTATTAATCTTATTTAACAAAAAAGATGAATCGTTTTTAAGCTCTCTTTTTAGTGAATGTAAGCTCTCCTTTAAAAAGTTTTCAAGCTTTTTAATTTCTGATAAATCAACCTCTTGAGTAGCTAACATTCTGTATATATTTATTTAGAACCATTAAGAATATATAGCTTCTGCTTTAATTATAGCAGTTCTCCCTTCATCAGTTGATGATATATTTAAAAATACTTCATCGTTAGAAAGCGATATATTTATATCGTCTAATTCGCTCTCATCTTGAGCATCAACTATACCGTAAACAGTACCTGAGACGGAAGTACCGTTATGTGTTACCAATACCTCGCATGAGGTTGAACCTGATCCAAAAATTGTTAATAAATATTTTATTAACTTTAAATTTGTTCTATTAAATACAGCTACTTTAGCTGTGGAAGTTCCTATATTTTCAGTTATAAAACTTTTTTGTTCTATCCTATAACCTTCTCTTTCAATTGAAAGAGTGTCTTGTATGTTAAGACTACCTTCAATAGTACCTCCGCTTCTTTCTAAAAATCTATTATCAGCATCACCTGTTGTAATAAAATTTTTATCGTTTCTTAAGAGAGATACATCATTACCAGCTGATAGATAAATGGGATTAGGTTCATTAAACTGATTACCTGTTAAGCTAAAATTATAAGTTAGTAGTTGATTACCATCTACTACTTCTGGTTCAAATGAAACTCTTATTCCGCTTAAACCTTTGAAATTAAAAAATCTACCCATTATACATATTTAATGGGAGTAAAATTTATTGCCATGAATGATAGGTTATCAAACGTTTTTGTGTTAAATTTTACTTTTTTATCTAAAGAAACAAGTTTTTTAGCAGCTCGCTTAGATAGGCATACTACTTCATCGCTACATGAATTTATTTCGAAAGTTCTACAATTACTGCGTTGAGTAAGCTTTTTATGCTTACTACCTTTTTCAAAGACAGGGGTACTTATATCCGCTTTAATATTTGTTACCTCTTTAAAGTAATCACGTAAAAAATAATTAGGAAATAGCAAGTTACTGTTAACTAAAAAATAGTAATCGTATTGATGCTTACTTTCATCTTTAAAATAGTTAAAGAATGTTAAGAAATTTTTAATGTTACATTTATCAGAAGAGTTAAAAAAGTAGTTTGAAATACCATCTAGCTCCTCCTCTCTATCATAATCAAATCCCGTATACGCTATAGCAGTTCTATAGTCTTTCTCAACATTTATCCAATACTTAAAAGCTACAGCTCTTTTATCTTTATCTGTAACTGTGCTAAATACTAAACATCTAGGCATCACTTTCTAGTCTTACCCTGACCCCTATACTTCTTTTTATAGCATTTACTATTTTTATTATTTGAGCTTTTCTTTTTAGAAGGGCAGCCCGGACGCCTTTTAACTTTTCGTTCTTTTACTGTAGTATTTTTTCTTTTCATCTGTTTATAAATTGCATGTACCAGTCACTAATTTCATAATGAAAATCCTTTTCAGAAATATTTTCATCATCAATATCAATAAAGCTATAAGCTTCATTCATATCATCACGTTCATAAACTAAGATTCGTTTATCAATTGAATCTAACCTAAAAATATAATTTTCAATATTCGCTTCCATTTAATACAAAGGTTTTAATCTCTTCTAATGCCATTCTCGCTAGCCATAGATATATATTCAATTCAATCTCATTTGATACATTTTCACCAACATTACTATCTAATATAAAGTATACCTTTAGATTATCAACTACAGGCTCCTCATTATTATTTAAACTCCAAGTAGCGTCGGCGAGTATCCCGTCGCCTGGTTCTATAGGCGACGGGAGATATACTCTATGAACTTGTATCATTAAGCAGCAGTAAGTAGTGTAAGTCCTTTCCGCGAGAGATTAGAGTTAGTCATATTGCGGATAAACTTAGCAGCGGACTGCTTCCCGTTATGAGTTTCATATTCAGTAAGAGCATTCAATGCATCCCATCTTGTTTCTCCGCAATTACCTCTACCACTTTCAAAAAGCTCTACGATTCTTTCACGCTTATTAACGCGTCGTGTAGACTCTTCCGCTTCAACAGGAATTAATTTTTGCGTAAGCTTTACCATCTCGTTTCTTGAAAACTTAAGTCCTTTAAGCTTTTTCATAATACCTTCAAAGTTTTTAGCAGACTCTACTGAGGTAATAATACTATCAATCATAGATTTTACTCTATCATCAAAGGTACTAGCGTGATGAGCGCGATTATCTCCGGTGCTTTTAATAAGGTGAAAAGCATTATCACATGAAATGCGAATAGTGGAAGGGACAACTTTATTAGATCCCATACCGGAATGATCAATCACGGTATAAAAATAAGGATTAACCTTATCACCATCTACATTAATAGGCTCGGGTAGTTTAGATTGAATAACGCATTTTTTACCATTTTTCGACTCAGTATAGCCTACATGGTTAATATCGCCAATTTTCTTTGACGCCTTATTAATAACATCAACCATTTCCTCCATTTGAATAGGTCGATAACTCTCACCCACCATACCTAGATGATGACCTGTATCAGTACGCCGTAGCGAAAACGCTCCAGGAATACTATTACTATTCCGATCAAAGACCGGCTCTTTACTAACCTCAAATTGAGGTACTTGCTCTAACGATTCGATTTCTGTGAAGAATCCCATTTTATTTTATTGTTTGTTTGTTTGTTTTATCTTGTTACTCTTTTATTATATCAGAGTTCCTAACGCATTCTACTAAGTTCAAGATCTCTGAACGTATCATTTAACTTAGTAGAAGAATCATAAATTTTAATTAATTGAGTAGTTAGCCGTTCCATTTTTCTAGCATCTACTTCTTCTCTAGAAGTATAATACTCTTTCCAGCTTTTAAATTGAACCGCGTGATTCCAAAAACCAAAGAGATTAAACTGTAGACAATGACGTATTTCATGTAGTAGAGAGCTAATTAAATATCTTTTTTTAGTATTGCTAGTATCTAAGCCAATCAAATAGTTACGCTTAGTTTTTTGATGAACATACGAAGTACCAGGTATTCTACTTTTATGTACTTTTACTTTTAGATAGATTTTTTTCTTATGATTATACTCAAGTATAGTAGTAAGTAAAGTTTCTAATAATTTAAAATCTAGTTTAGTTTCTTGCTTTATTCCCTTTGAAGGTTCTAATAATATCATCCTACTTTTTTAATAACCGGTTCTGTGCAGCCTTGACTAAGCAATTTATCTCTTGCAATCTTAGCTTCATCGAAAGTATCGAGACGTTCCTTTAGAAACCGCAAGACAGCGTCTCGACTCTCTCTATATTCGATAATATATCTACCGAATTCGAAAGGTTTCTTGGGAAATCTCTTCTTCACACTCATATTATATCGTAGTTCCTATTATTTTAAATAAATATTTATATGTTTGAAGAAATAATTCTAGCCAATAGTAAGGAAAAACAAGCGAAACTAAAGGAACCCGCTCTTAGAGCTTATAAAAAACCCGATATTGGCGTGGATATTAATAATAAATCTGCCTATTATGTTATTAGAGATTGCGCATTAATTACATCAAAATACCTGGCTCCTTACATATGGGCTACTTTTGAAGATCCTTTTGACGCGTTGAAGGGAAAGTTTAAGATAGAAGATATCAAAGATTTTTTAAAGAGGGCAGAAAAAGAAACAGATGCAAAGCATTTAAAGCATATTATTATTGGTGATATTAAGAGTAGGTTTGAAACTACAATAGTTACTTCATCCGCTTTCGATTATAGTAAAGAAGAAGATGATATATATAGCAGCTACTATAGTGATACTGAGGAGGTTGATAATGATACTGTAGAGACGCAAATGACAGAAGAAGAGATGTTAGTTAAATTTTTTAAAGTTAGCTAAATTCAAGCTTGATAGCCTTTAACATAATATTCTACAGTCTTCTCTAAGTTGAATTTTTTTTGATCGACTACGCTTTGTAGCTTAGGATGAATAGTATCTAAATCGTATCTAAAATCATGACCTAATCTATCCTTTACGAATTCAATATATTCACCTTCTCTACTATACTGAGGATATTTCTCTATAAGCGTTGAAATTATTTCATTAACTAAATCAATATTACGCACTGATCTAGATCCTTCAATATTGTATATTTCTTTTACATCTTCAACAGTATGTGCTATTTCTATAATAGCTTTAGCATGATCTTCTGCATGGATCCATTCGCGAATATTATCTCCCTTCCCATAAACAGGAATATTTTTACCTTCTATAATCGATTTAATAACAGTAGGTATTAGTTTTTCTTCATGCTGTCGTGGTCCATAATTGTTACAGCATCTTGTAATTGAAGCGTTAATACCATATGTATGTATATATGATTGAACTACTAGATCAGAGCTAGCTTTGGAAGCTGCATATGGAGAACGAGGTCGTAATGGGTGAGTTTCTAAAAACGGTGAATCGTCTTCGGTAAGGTGACCGTATACCTCATCAGTTGAGACATGCACCATTCTTGATTTCATCTCTTTTACAAATTCTAGAACATTAGCTGTACCTCTAACATTACTATCAATAAATACCAAGGGCCCTTCAATGGATCTATCTACATGTGATTCAGCTGCTAAGTGTATAACATAATCAACATCTCTATCTATAAATTGCATAGAGTTAGACATGTTTAACTTCCAGTGATTAGTATTAGCTAAATCAAAAAAGTAATTTTGTACCCTTGGATCATCGGTTATTAAATTTTCTCTACTAGAGCCTATACCCATCTTATCTATCTGATAAATTTTCTCAGTATCAGATAGTTTTAAAAGCTCTTTTACTACATAAGAGCCTATAAATCCACAACCTCCAGTAACTAAGTACGTACTCATTTTTTCTTTATTATATCTGGATTTTGTTTAATAGTTTGTAACGTAATAAGATCTTTTAATTTAGTAGTTGACCATTCATGCGATCGTGTAGTGTAAATTATTTTAGGAGGTAAATCATCTCCAGTAAAAGATTCTTTTTCAATATAATCTTCGCCAAGTATTCTAATATCAGGTTTCCAGAATTTAATTAGATTAACTAACTCTTCTTCAGTTTGATATGTATAGACATCGTCAATATATTTTATAGCCATTAACGCTTCATAACGATTGTAGAGAGATATAACTGGTTTATATTTACTCTTTCTATGCAAGGAGGGGTCTTTCTGCAAAAAAACTATAAACTTATCACAATGACGCTTAGCCTCTCTAAAGCATCTAATATATCCCGGGTGTAATAAATCAAAATTACCTGCGGTAAAACCCAATAAACCTTCTTTGTGCATATAATATATTAATCTAAGAAGTCATTTTTTCAAGGGCTCTATCTAATGCTGTATACTCTGAACTAATATTAAAATTATATTGTTGCTCTAGTCTAGTAGTATCTAATATGCAATTTGATCTGTTAGCTTTCATTCCTAATTGGTCCATTTCTTTCCATTTCCAGTTAGGATTTTCAATACCAGCCGCTTTCATTTTTTCTACTATTTCTTTTGTTGATATAGGCTCCTTGTTTACAAAATGAATAGTTTCATAACCCTTATAACCTTCTTTAATATAATGTTGTATAAAATTACAAAGTTCGGGTATATAAGTTTTAGAATTTATTGTATCAACTAAATTATCATAATTGTAGATTTTAGTTAACACTGACCGTTCATGCATTGTATCGCAAAAAGGCATTCTTATTCTCAAATGGAGGCCTGTATCACTTAGCGTTTCGAAAGCATGTTTACTTTTAGAATAAAAAGAGGCTTCGTTACTATAAATTCCAAAATTAGGAGTATCATCTTCTTCCCATTCTTTCTCATACCCTGTATAAATACAACCAGAAGTAATATGAATAATCTCTGCACCTGTTTCATTACAAACCTTATTTAAATTAAGAGGTACCTGTACATTATATTTCCAGCATTCTTCTTTCTTGTTTTCACCTTCATCTACATTAGGTCTACCAGTAAAGCCGGAGCAGTTTATAATGTAAGTATCATCCATTACGTTAATTTCTTCCATTAAACAAGTTTCATCTGTATAATCTAATTCTTCTTTTGAGAAAATTTGGACGTTAGGACGCTCTCCATATCTACCGGAGTGCTCACTTAGAGTATTAAACAGGTGATTACCAACATAACCTTTGCCTAGTATTATTATATTCATATTAAAAATTAATTTTTATTTTTTCGCTCGCTGTAGTTTGATTAAGATGTATATCATGTTCAGTTCTTCTATATACATTCAATCTCTTAATTATATCTGTAATTTTATTATAGCAATCGTAATCTGGCTTTAAAGTTATATAACCTTGTTTGTTAATCTTGCCTATATAATCTTTTTTAGAAGCTAGTTCAACAGTTTCATTTTTCATAATGTCGCTATTAAAGGTATTTCTATACTTTGTCTCATCATCTGTATTTCCCCACCAGTATATAAAATCTAAATTTAAATAATCAGCTTCTATTAAACATTCACATCTGTTAACTATATTATGGTGAATGCTCTGATCATCAAAGTTGCTTCTTTCAAAAGACGTGTATCCTAAACTCTCAAACCACCCTTGCCTTTTTAAACTATGATTTGTAAACGAAGTATAGTCTGTAATGTAAGCTCTATTCTCTCCAAAATAATAAGCTGCTTCATTTCTATAACATACTATATCTGGACGAGCTTCATACTGTCTTACATGATTATTGATCCTCTCTGGTAGAAACATATCATCATCATCCAAAGGCATATAAATATCCCAATCCCACGAAGCAAATAAATTACGCTTAACAGATAAATTTAAGTGTAAATCTAAATTACAAATATCAATTTCTGCATCAGGCTTATCAAGCTTATACTTTACTCTATTATCATCATTAATGATTAGTAATTTTTTATTATTATAATTTATTTTTTTAAAGCTAGCTATTAATCTAGGTAAGTAAGAAGGTCGACCATAGGTAGGTACAGCTACTAAGACTTTTGGTTCAGACATTTTATATTTCTAAAGTATTTGATTCATATATTTTACTATGAGTTTTTGTACATCTTACAAAAGTAGCACATTTACTTAGATGCTTTAGCTTAGCTGCTCCAACATATGTACATGTACTTCTAATGCCTCCTAAAATATCTTGAACAATATAGCGCATAGGTCCTTTATATGGAAGAACAACTCTACGTCCTTCAGAAGTTCTATAGTCCTTTAAGCCTCCGTTATGTTTCTCGTTAGCCTTCTTACTGCTCATTCCGTAGAACTCAACATATTCTTTATCATCTATAGTAATCCTTTCACCTCCTCCTTCTGTCGATCCAGCTAACATAGACCCTAACATTACAAAATCAGCGCCGGCGCCAAACGCTTTAGCTACATCACCAGGTGTCGTGCAACCTCCATCAGCAATAATATGACCATCTAAACCGTGAGCAGCGTCAGCGCATTCAGCAATACAACTAAACTGCGGATAACCTACACCTGTTTTAATTCTAGTTGTACACACACTTCCTGAACCAATGCCTACTTTAACAATATCAGCTCCAGCTAAAAGCAACTCTTCTACCATTTCACCTGTTACAACATTACCTGCAATAATATTACTCTTAGGGAACATTTTTCTTACCACCCTTACACAACTTACAAATGCCTGTGAGTAACCATTTGCTACATCAATACAGATATTACGTAATGGTACTTTCTTGTTAATAATAGACAACGTATCATAATCATGATGACTTCTACCTACAGTAACAGCTACATGTTTACCTTGATTATCTTTTAGCTCTTCAATAAGCTCCTTTTCATCAATGTCCTTCTTGTAACAAGTAAAAAGATCTAAGTCACTTAAAGTTCTTCCTACTTCTAACGTACCAACTCCATCCATGTTAGCAGCCATAACAGGTATACCATGATATGAACCACCATATTTAAATTTAAACGTTCTATTTAAGTCAACCTCTTTTCTCGACGATAACGTCGATCTTTTTGGCCTAATTAAGACATCATCAAAGTCATATTTCAGATCAGTTTCAATCCTCATACTCTTATTATATTAGAGTTATTTAACTTAGCAAATGTGTTTATTCTAAATTATTTAAACTATTAATATGTTCTTTAATTGACTCAATATTAACTTCATTTACTGTAAGTGCTTCCTCTACACTCTCAATTAATATGTCTGCCATTTGTTCTAACTCTCCATCCTCGGCACTGTCTAATACTTCTTTTACTTCATATAGAGTATCATATAGCTTTTCTATAGTTTCGTCTAAACTTTTATTTAAATTCTTAGCCATCAAAAGGTATTTATACCCCTTTAATATTTTTAAAGAGGGGTTAAATAAAAATATGGTAAGGAGTATACCCCGAGTAAGAAAAAAATTTAAAGAGGGATATACATATCTAAATAGAAATACTATCATAGATAAGCATCCTGATTATATTTTAAAAAATTTGTTAAAGAAATTTAAATGCGAGGATTTGCATCAATACCCTGACATGTTTACTTCTTATAACACCTTAAGTGAGTATCTTGGTGTTGAAAAAGACAAACTATTACTTACTCGAGGTGTTGAGGGCTCTATTAAAACTGTATTTGAATCACTTAATTTAAAGAGCACTGATAAAGTGGGAACGTTTGACCCTACCTTTGCAATGTTTAAGGTATATGCAGATGTATTTAATGTTGAGTTGGTTTCAATTAAAGCTAAAGCTCCAGATTATAATATTACAGTTGATCTAGTTAAAGAAATAGTACCTAATATAAAGGTGCTGTTTTTAACCAATCCTATGGCACATTTAGAAAATAATTTTACTAATAGCGAGTTAGAGCAGATAATAACCTATTGTGAAGAAAAAAATGTAATAGTATTTTTAGATGAAGTTTATATTGGATGGGAGAGTAAAAGCTATTTACCTTTTTTAGATAAACATAACAACTTAATTATTTCTTCTAGTTTTTCAAAATCTGGATTTCCGAGTATTAAGACGGGATGGCTAGCTTGTAATAAAATTTTAAAGCTTCAACTTGAAGCTACCAGAGGATCATACGAGTTAGATTATTTTTCTTGCAAGACTCTAGAATTTATTATTGAAAATAAAGATTATTTTAATCAATTAAAAAATAATTTATTAGAGATTAAAAATAAATGGATTCAAAAATTTAAGCTTAACAGCGACTTAACAGTTTTTAATTCTACTCTCTATACTATAAGACTATATTCTAATAATAAAAATTTAATAAAGAAGATATATAAAAATCTCTTTAAAGATAAAATTGTAGTAAATATAATTGATGATAAAAATTTACAATTTGCTGTTACTGCTAATAAAGAGGTAGAGAGTAAATTTTTTAAGCATGTATGTAGATAACCAAATGATAGACCATATATTAAAAAAAATTAATGATACACAATTATTAAGTTCACCTTATGATCATATAATAATTGATGATTTTATTCCTAATAAAGATTACAAATTGTTAGCTGAGGAGTTAAATGATATTAATTTAAAGAAATCAGATAATAGTGAAAGTGTTGAATATTGGACAGAACAAGGTGAAGGAGTTGGAGAGAGGGTTTGCTCATTTGTAAAGGAAGAAGATAGTTTTCCTAATTGGTTAGCAATAAATAATTTTTCTTCAAAATGGGTTAAAGAACAAAAAAAAATTTTTCAAGCTTTGTGTAAAAAGTTTAACGTAGAGGATAATTATAAAAATAAATACTTGGACTTCTCGGTATGTAAAGATGAGACTAACTATAAAATTTTACCTCATACAGATCAAACTACTAAAGTATTCACCCTTTTATTTTATTGCCCTGTAGATAAAAAAAATAAAGAATTAGGATTGTCTATTTATGAAGAAGATTCTGGTCGTGGTGGAGTACATACTAGAGATGGTGTACAAAAAAATTTAAAAGAAATAAAAAAAGCTGAATTTTTACCTAACCGTTTAGTATGTTTTAAAGTAACGGATAAATCATGGCATGCTGTCGATCATAAAAATAGCACTCTACAAGGTTCTAGAAATTCATTTCAAATATTCTTTATGAATTGTCCTGATGATGACGATTAGTATAAAGTGTCTCTTTATCAATAGTATCAAAAAGTTCTTTTAACCTACTTTTTGAAGATGCGTTTAGAAATTTAACATCTTTAGTTTTTTCTTTTATCTCCTCCCAGCCTTTGAAAGAATTATCTAATAGTTCATCACTATTTTCCAGAGCCACTCCTTCCCAATTCACTTCATTGTTATATGAAGTTGGGTTGCAATATACACCACCTTTAGTAGTTAAATCTACTCCAGCTAAGACTATTTCTCTACATCCAAAAAGGTATGCTAAGTGTGTAGTAATGTGAACTACATCATTACCTACAGGGCCTTCTGTAACCGGTCCTCTTTTTTTAAAAGGTAATCCTCCAGATCTTTTAAAAAATTTTGATTTGTTTTTAATTAACTCTGCATATTTGTTTCTTATTTTAGAATTATTATTATTCGCCATCAAATTTGCTGGAGTACCAAATGGACCTAAAGCTATAAACTCATCGCATATTTTTACACCATGCTCAAAAAAATCCATACATATTACGGAGTTATCTGTTATACAAAAATAATGGCATTTATCTAAAGCGGTAACAGATTGATTGCAACAAAATATAATATATTCATCTGATACTAATTTAAAGTCTATTTCATTAATAGATGGTCCAGAGCCACATATAATAGCTTTCTTACCTTTGTGTAAATTAATATATTTTTTTATATCGTCCATTTTTTTGCATGGTTTTCACCAAATAACATTCCATTAGCATCGCAGTTAGAACACGGGGACATACATCTCTTACCGTCTTTTAGCACCCGCCTAAAATCCATTAAGCGTTTATCTTGCCATATATCAAAAATAGATTTTTCTGAAACATTACCAAATTTTACGGTCCTGTTATACATGTCTTGACAACATAAAAGTACATCACCATTCCAATCTATGTACATTGCATAATGTGGATAGTAGCATGGTCTAGTTGCTGCTTTATTTAGTTCTTTTTGCGCGCCTGTTCGGTTAGTATAAATAAGACCGAAATCTTCATCTTCACTATACCACCTATCACGTAGAGTATACTTAGATTTATCAATCTCACATTCTTTAAATAAATTGTTAAAATACTCTATTTGTTCCGGGCCATCATACATACTTACTACTAGCTGTGAAAGTCCAATTGAATATAAATCTTTAATAAGATTTGCTTTTAATCTATCCCCGTTAGTTACTATTTCAATATGAATTTGTTTGTCGCAAAATACTTTTACTATTTGAAGTAGATTTCTTGTTAGTAGAGGTTCACCTGTTCCGCTTATATTTACTGAACCTGAAAAATTTAATTCATCGAGTTGAACTGCTATAGCTGCAGCTAGGCCCGGGTCCATATGTAAATTTTGATTTGGATATTCTCCACTTCTAGGGCAAAAGGGACATTTACGATTACATAGTTCATTAAGATTTAATTCTACCCAGCTAAAGAGAGGTATGTTTAAAACTTCTTGTACGTGATCAATTGAGGTTCTCTTTCTATCTATGTTTCTTTTTACGCTATGTGTAATTTGTTTAGTACTGAAATCTCTAGGTAACCACTTACGAGTTTCATCATCCGCTACTTTAGATGGTTTATAAAAAAAACCACTGTCGTATTCTTCCTCTGTCATTTTATTTTCTTACCAAAGGTTTCTCTAATTATATCATTGTGATTAAATTCTGCCCAATATAGCTCAAAGGCTACGCCTGCCTTTACACCTTCGAATTGGTGATATAACCCGGGCTTTATTTGCATAAAGTCACCCGGCTTAAGAATAGTATCAACCACATCAACATCAATTTCATCTGATTTTGACCACACTCTTACTAACAATTCACCTGACTCTACAAAAAAACCATTCCATTTAAATTGGTGCTTATGCTTTGAGCATTGTACATTAGATTTAAAATCTATTCTATGAAACTCTAATACACCATTTGCATGCAGTAGTTTAGTTTCACCCCAAATTTTACCGGCTTTCATATATTATTACATGATAATTTATAGTATTTAAATAATTTTTCTACATCAGATTTAAGGTAATTAACATGATAGCCTGAGAACCTATCATCATTTAAATAAAAAATAATACACTTTCTACATTTTTTACCAGAAAGCTTTTCATACATATAAGCATACATAGAAAGCTGTAAAGCATAAGTATTAAACTCACATACCTGAAAATGATCTAACGGTTTTAACATTCTTTCTCCAAAAGAAGAACTAAATCTAAATTTTTTGTTAGTTTTAAAATCACCTAGAGTAAATTCATTACCTTTATGTTCGTATATTAAATCAGCAGTACCTGATACTTTAAACGTTTCGTCATATACTAAATTCTCACTAAGAACATCCTTAAATTTATCTATATGACGCTCTACTGCTTTATCATATGATTTAAAAAGCCACCCATAATTATCTGCTGTCTCGCCGTACTTAATATATTCTTCTAATAATTCATGTATAGCAGTACCTCTATCACAAGCTTTATTTTTTTCTTGCTCCCAAAGCTCTAAGACCATTTCTTGAGGAACACCCTCTCTTTCTGCTACTCTCGCAGAATGCCTATCTTTATCAAACGGTTTTTTAAATTTACCTAGTAGAGTAGTAACCGAAACGAACTTTTCCCCTGTATCCTTATGAGTATACGTATGTGACTCCGGATCAAAAATAATTTTCACTTACATATTTTACATGATAAAATGAGAAAATCAAATAAATAAATATATGGGCATAAAGATTTCAGACCTTCCAGCAGCAACTCACATAGTGGGTTTTGAGGATCAACCTTTTATACAATGTGGCCAGACTAGGCAAACTTCAGTAAGTAGTGTTTTTTCAGGTATAACTGCACAGGGAGATGCAAGGTATTTTTGTTCAACTAATATAGCAGGTAACCAACAAGGAGTAGTTACTTTAGGAGGAGCTGGAGGAGCTACTGTTGGTTTTGGTCTTTCAACAGGAGATAGCCCAGCCTTTGCTTCTATTACTACAGCAGGTTTAACTTTAACTGCAGGCAGCTTAGCTGCTGGAAGTAGCCCTTTATCTGCTAATAATATTTCAGTAGCAACTAATTTAACAGCAAGTAGCATTGAAGGTACCTCACTTTTATCTGCAGGAACAGGTGGTATAACTACTTCAGGTAATCTAAGTTCTGGTAGAAATATAGCAGCTACAGGATCAGCTTATATAGGAAGTGAACATGTAATATCAGGAACTGCTTCTAGTATTTTAGGTGGGGTTAAAAATAATTTAGGATCAAGTGCATGTGCAGTTATTGCTGGAGGTTGTTGTAATTCAACGGCATCTTTTTCTTTTATCGGTGGAGGACATTGTAATGTTGGTTGTGGAAGTTGTATTGTTATAGGAGGAGGGGAATGTAACAGTGTAGGAAATAACTTTAATGCTGTAGTCGGAGGAAGAGAAAATGATGCCTGTGGAACATTGTCATTTATAGGAGGTGGTTGTAAAAATCATACTACCGCAGCATGTTCTACAATAGCTGGTGGGTACCAAAATGAAGTAAAGTCTAATGCAGGTACCATAGGGGGAGGGAAACAAAATTCAATTAATGCTACTTTGGGAACTGTTGGAGGTGGTCTTAATAATACTATATGTGACGGGGCAAATGCTAGCTTTATTGCCGGTGGTTGTTGTAATACAGTTAAATGTACTCATAGTAGTTCAGCAATCGCTGGAGCTTCATACATGGATTCTGTAAGTGCAAATATGTTACATGCTTGTACGCTGTATCTTATGTCTTCAGCTCTACCTACTTCGGATACCGGTGTTGCAGGAGTTGTATGGAAGTGTGTATGTGGTAGCAACACCTACCTAATGTTATCTCAGTAGTAAGTTGCAATATTACCTTTTATTGATTAACTATATCAATGGCTACAACTATTTTTCATATTGAAGGGGGCATTGGTAAACATGTTGCTAGTACGGCAGTTATAAGCGCTTATAAAAATACATATCCTGATAAAACGATTATCGTAGTATGTGCTTGGCCAGAAGTTTATTTAGGCAATAAAGATATCGATAGAGTTTATAGAATAGGTAATGTACCTTATTTTTATAGAGATTTTATTTTAAATAAAGATGTTGAAATTTTTTCTCATGATCCCTACAGAGAGACTGCTCATATTGTAAAAAGGTCACATTTAATAGACACGTGGTGCAATATGGTAGGAGTAGAGAGAGAAAAAGGTAATTTAAATTTAAATTTTAATATCAGGGAAAAAGATGCGATCGACCCAGCTTTATCGCAACTTGAAAAGACTAAGCCTCTACTTATATTTCAACCTTTTGGAGGGCCTGGTAAGGATCATCAACCTCATCCATATTCATGGGTAAGAGATATTCATCCACAGGTAGCTCAACATATTGTTAATGAGCTTAATGAAAAATATATGATAATTCATGTATGCTATGAGTTTCATCCTAAACTTGATAATGTAATACGGTATGAAAAAACTGTACCTAAGAAAGAATTATTTAATTTATTAAGATATTCGGATAAAAGGTTACTTATAGACTCTTCTCTTCAACATGCAGCTGCAGCAATGAAACTTCCTTCAACTGTTGTATGGGTTGGTACTTCTCCTAAAATTTTCGGTTACGAGGAGCATACAAATATTACCCCACCTGTCGAACACTCTGAAGGTCACGTAGATAGTTACATTTATGATTATAACTTCACTGGTGTAATGCATGAGTGTCCTTATGAAAACGTCGAACATATGTACGACGTGGAAAAAATTCTTAAAGACTTTTAAGATTTTAATACATTAAGTACACTACTTAACGCGTCGTATGATGACGCCCAGCCGGCTTCATTAGAAGTAATAAATGTAAATTTACCAGCTGCAGAAAGCGTACTTGAAGGTAAATGTATGGTAGCTATATTATCATTACCTACACTAAACTTTTGATTATCTAATTTATATCCGCTAATTGTCGGGCTGACTGCAGAAGTGATTTCTTGATAATTCGAAAAGAAATCATCTACATTTGAAGATAGATACCAGTTATTATTATAACTAAATCTTTTACCATATAAAATATAATCATTATCTCTGCTACTTAACGCTCCTGTATTACCTCTTAGAGGAAAAATAGATCCTGTCGTTGAATAAAAAACATTCGTAAATTCAGGAATAGCTGATATTGCAGCTAATTCTGAATAGTTTGTTGGTACAGAATCGTTGTACCCCGATAAAGCTGAATAACCTTGTTGCTCGTAAGATAAAAATTCAACTGTTTCATCAAGAGGGTTATATAATCTATTTCTTAAATCAACATTTATAAAATTATTATTAACTTCATATATTGTGCCAACAGTATCTTTTTGCTCTGGAAATAACCACCCCTTAATAGTAAAAGAGGTATCTATTACTACTCTAAATTTATCTGAATATGTTGTATCGGTAGGTGCATTATAATTAAGACTACCAGACCATAATACTTCAGATCGTATCTCTTGATCGTATTCAGCTCCAAAATCTTGAGGTACTTTCCAAGATAATATAATATATGGATTATTATATGGAGCAAAGTTAGATACTATTTGATCTGCATCTGCCATGTACCTAGTCATTATTGACATATTAACTTCCAAATTAACAGGAACAGGCATTAGAAATTTAGATGACTTTTCAGGTGCATCAGTTAAACTACCGGGAACAAAAGTAGGTGTAAGTTTATTAAAAACACGAGATTCATCTCTTGTTACGCTAGCTAAGTTAACTGCTACAACGGGTAAAGTTAAATTTTGCGCTCTATTAACAATATCATACATTACCCTTTGCTTAGGAGCGAATACATAACGTACTTCAATATCCTGCTTAGGGTTTCTGTTTCTATCGAAACGTGAAATAACTGTATCGTCAAACGCTGCTACAAACTGCGTTAGAAGATCCTTAATCTCAAAATGAAAAGCTCTATTCTTCAATATATATATTTATTAGCAAAACCTATCTATAAAGTATTTTGGCAACTTATGACTATTTTTAATAACACTTTCTACTATAGCTGCATCTAAAATATACGTAGTACAAAAATCTTTATGAGATCTTACACCTCGTCCGCATGACTGTATGAGAGAACAAAGCATTTTATTCTCATACCATATAAAATCATCCTTCATCATTTTTTCTATTCGCTTATCTTTAGTAGGTAGATAAGGAGCTTTAATAATAATTTGAAATCTAGCTAAATCGTCTCTTAAATCTACTCCATAAGACATAGAAGGTGATATAAGTACTGTTGCATCTTTACTATTTACATGCTGCTCTAATATTTCTTCGTTACGTACACCAGGCTCACGCGCTAGGAATCTTCTACCTGCTAATCTATCAGCTATAAACGTTGTAATATTTTTATTTCTAGAATGAATAATGCCCTTATCATTTTCATGAAACTTGCAAATTTCATCTATTTGCTTTACTATTTTAGGAAGATTCTTATCCATATTATAGTAATTTAGCTTCACTTTTGTGTTACAATATATAGGAGCTTTTTGAGAGTCAAAAGAAGACTCCGCTTCAACGTACTTAAACTTTTTAATTCCTAGCGTTTTACAAAAATTAGAAGGATCAATAATAGTAGCAGACATTAATATTACTTTATCTGCATATTTAAAAAGATAATTAGATAGTTTATCTACTTTAAGAGGCATAAAAGTAATACCTTTTGAATCTTTATCATATACGTATTCGCTATCATGCCAAGTCTCTATAATTAGTGAAAGTTTCGAATGTAAATTATTTAAACTAATAAGCTCTCTTTTCTTCTCTATTAAATATTTTTGTTTTACTTTAGAAGTAGTAGTTATAATTTCTTTGAGCCAGTCTATCCTTTCTTTTAAGTCAAGAGTCAATATACTAATCCACTTAGCTACATTATTACCTTTAGTATAGAGAGGTCGTATTTCTATATCTGATCTCTTTAAAAAATCAAAACTAATATTACAAGAAAACTCTTTAACTAATTGATCTTCTAGCTCAGAAGCTTCATCACAAATTAAATATTGTCTTCTTTTTAAATGTTCAGGTAATGAGAAGAACATATTATAATTTAAAGTATTAAATCGTGATGTAAGTGCCACGTTACGTTGCTCATAATATGGACACGTTCTATTATTCCAGCATTCTTCTCTTATCTTAGGTAAATGCAAACAAGGAGCTACTTCAACATTAAAGCTTTCATCTACAGAGCATTGATAGTTTGACTTGCCCTTTAAAACTTCTATATCATCAAACAAGTCTTTATATTGATCTTGTAAAGCCTTGGTAATAGTTAAGGCAGTACAGCCAAAGGGCTTCTCCCCTAAGCATTCTTCTTCATACGCATAGCCTCCCCCTTGTGTCCGTTTATATGCTAAATAGCTAGTTACCGTAGATCTATATTCTTTAGAGCATTGATTAGCTATATTACCTATAGTTTTTGATATAAACGATTTACCTGAACCGGTAGGGGCATTACAAACTACAAATTTATGACCATCTTCAAATGCTTGATCTATATTTTTAAGAAGCTTTACTTGCTGCGGATTAGGATCATATCCTTGAGGAAAGCTATTTAGAAGACCGGCAATCACGCCTTATTATACTATAGTCTAATCTGTAATCAAGAAGTATAATAGATTATCGTAAAGCTTAGATTTTGAACTACTATCCATGCATTTTACAAAAATTGAATTTCTATCTGGTATAAAGGCACTAAGTTCATAATTAAACACGAGACTATCTTCTCTAGGTTCAATTCTGAAAGGGTAAGGTAATTCTAAGTTTTTTGTTTTACCCTCATATTCTAACGTTAAGAAAACATTATATTGTTTAATTTGAAAAAGTTTCAATCGACCTCTCTTAAGCAATTTTTTATCTGTTCGTATCTCTACGTTAGATAAAAGCAGAGGCTTTAATGATTGAGTGACCTTTTCTAAATTAAAATTCATGATTTTAAAAATTCTAACTTTTGATCCGCTGACATCGGATATACACTCTCGTTAAAATGTACCCAAAAATCATCATTAGCTGGCCATTGCTCAATAAGATTAACTTGGTCAGCGCTAATGGTTCTAAATGACTGCATTAAAATATCCCAAACTATAATTAAATTTTGCTCTACGACATTTGTTTGTGGACCTCCTTTGGGAGGTTTATAGTTAAGAGTGATTCTACCGTTAGTTGAATTTAAAAGTTCTGTTGATTTAGTACATAGCATCCTTCGTGTAGGAGGAAACCCAGGCTTTGGGGTTCTCCTTGCAAATCTAATATCTACTACGTTATTTAGTAATATAGAATTAAGAGCTGCTCTCTGTACTATCATCTTTGCGTTTACAAATACCAAACATTCTTTCTTCGTTAAGAAAGATTCCCTTTTCTACTTTCTTTTTACCAGCAACTGATATATTAGAAATACTTACTCCCATATTATTAGGAAAGATAACAATGTCTCCTTCTTTTGCATATTTGGTTTCAGGTCCTGCTAAGATAATCCTACCCTTTCGCCATGCTTTAGTAAGCGCATTTGTAGGTACTACAATTCCATTTCTAATAACTTCATCCCCCTCATCAGTTTCATCGACATATTCTACTAGTAGAATATCATCAAAAATAAAATCTAGATCATAATCATCTAAACCGAAATCACCTTTATCTTTTTGAGTTAAATCAATAAGACTTCTAGTAGGTGCCAGATTGTCTATACTTGCCATTGCCATACAGCTATTTACTTAGTTATTAGCTTTTATCCAATCCTCTAATTTAACCTTAGGTTCCCAACCTAATAATTTTTTAGCTTTGCTATTATTAGCTTTTGTATCTTGTGCTTCACCTAATCTAGCAGGAATAAAGGTTATATCCCCCCCTACTAATTCAGCAACTTTAAGTATACTATGATTAGTACCAGTACCCAAATTTATTAATTGACCTACTGGTTTTTTATTTTTTAAATCAGCAGCTAAAATATTACCCTCTACAATATCATAAACATGGGTAAAGTCTCTAGTCTTTTCTCCATCTCCAACTACAGTAAGCTGCTCTCCGTCATTCTTTTGTCTAATAAAAATACCAATGACAGGAGCGTATTGACCTTTAATTGGGTGACGTTCTCCATAAACGTTAAAATATCTAAATACTATAGTTTCTAAACCATATATATCATAATACATTTTGCATAATTTTTCACCAGCTACTTTAGTTACAGAGTAAGGGTTTAAGCAATCATCTTCCATTTCTTCATCAAGCGGTATACTGTTCTTTAATCCATACCCAGAAGATGTTGAACTATATATAACACGTTTAACTCCTGCTTCATTTGAACACTGTAATACCGTACAAGTACCAACAGTATTAGTTTTAGCGGCTAAAATAGGATTTTTTAAAGTTGGTTGTATTCTCGATTCTGCTGCAAGGTGAAAAACAACATCTACTCCATCATACAAGATACGTGTATTTTCATAATCGCATATATCTCTTTTATAGTAAGATACCTTTTTATTTTTAGCATAATAAAATTTTTCATTTGTTTCGCTAGATAAATTATCAATAACAACTATCTCATCAAATAAATCAATTAATCTATCAACTAAGTTAGATCCAATAAATCCACAACCACCGGTAACTAATGCTTTACTCATAATCTTCAATATACTGTTTAAGTTCTCGTACTGATATATTTTTATTTTTAGCCATTATTTCTAAATTAAGATCTTCATCTTTTTCTTTCTTAACTTTCTTAATATAAGATATCTTTTTCCACTTAAGCCTAGGAATAAGATAGTAGTATAGCCTATACACTCTCTGCTTATCTTCAAATATAGTACTAAATTTATTTAAAGTTTCATTAGTAAAAATCGACATACTTTTATCATAAAACGAAAGCCATCGATTAAACAAGAAAGGTACAAAAGCTTGTTCACCTTCCGCATCTAAATAATCAGCATTATCTTTTTTAGAGTAAAATAATTTATTTTGTAATTGAAAAAAATTCATAATTTATATGCATAATAGACTATCTCTATATATATCTTTTGATTTTAGTAGCTCACCTCCTTTATTAAACCATTTTTTTGGAAAAATGTCTATTTTATGATTTCCTAAAAAACTTCCCCACCAAGAAAAGGTACTATTACACCCAACGAAATATTTACCTCTAGTTAGTAGGTATAAGTCTTCTATTTCATCTTGAGTCTCAATAATTAGATCATTATCAAATTCTTTTCTAACTGCTTCTTTATCATCAGTTACCAAAATATTTGTTAATTTTGTCTTTGTTTTACTTTGAATATAATCCTGAGCTTGCTTATAGTAATCTTTCGAAATAAACGAGTATACGTTATTATCCTTGTAGTCACCTCGTCTAATATGATTTATTATAAATTGACCATCAATATTTGCAATAGCTCTATCTATTCTACCTTTTCTTAATCTAGGAAAGTTAAATAAACTTTTAACTTCTTTATGATATTTTTTAAAGTAATTATAGCTTTGAAAATAACCATTTAGTATTATGTTATTTTTAACAGGTATTTTTGAATAAGTAAAAGTAGGTTCATTATAAATTTCAGAAAACGTTAAATTAGTACTTACTATATTTTTAAATATATTATTCTTATATTTAGTAGGGTGAAAAAAACAAGGATTGCAATGCTTTTTATAATTTATAGCTACAAAAGAATTTAATTCTTTAGCTATAGCATAAGCAGCTGCTATTTGAAAGAGATTATTTCCTAACCCTCCATATAGTTCAGGAATAATCACTATATTCTCTCATCCCAATATTCAATCATTTCATCAATTAGATCTTCAAAAGAATATTTAGGTTCCCATCCTACTTTGTCTCTTAGCTTTGAGCTATCACCTTTAAGAACATCAAGCTCTTCAGGTCTAAAATATTTTGCATCAGTTTTTATGTATTGTGTTGGATCTAGATCTAACTTTTTGAAGGTATAATTAACTAAATCACCGACAGTATGCGATATACCCGTAGCGCAAACATAGTCGTCGGGAGTATCTTGCTGTAGTATTTGCCACATAGCTTCAACATAGTCTTTAGCATGACCCCAATCCCTTGCAGCATCTAAATTACCCAATCTAAGTTCTGTAGCTAAACCTTTCTTAATTTGTACTGCAGTCTTAACTACTTTTGAAGTAACAAAGTTACTTCCTCTTCTTGGTGATTCATGATTAAATAAAATTCCATTTGATACATGCATGTTATAAGACTTTCTATAGTTTCTGCATATATTATAAGAAAATACTTTTGAACAACCGTACGGTGAAACTGGACTCATTGGAGTAGTCTCTCTTTGAAAACCATCCTCATCTATATTGTTACCAAACATCTCTGATGAAGATGCCTGATAGATTTTTACCGATGGATCATAAATTCTCGCAGCTTCAAGTAAATTTAACGTACCCACTCCTGTAGTAAGCGCAGTATAAACCGGTTGATCAAAGCTAATTCTCACATGCGATTGTGCAGCAAGATTATAAATCTCATTAGGTCTAGATATATGAATTGCATTTAAAAGAGAAGAAAGATCACTAAGATCTGCATATATTAAATTATCTACTATTTTAGGAAATATTTTATCTAATCTTGCAGTTTGATTTTCAGAAACTGAATTTCGCTTTACTGTTCCGTATACTTGGTAGCCTTTCTCTAAAAGAAATTCTGCTAAATACGAACCATCTTGTCCATTAATACCTGTTATAAGAGCTCTTTTCATACAATAATTTTAGTAGTTGCTATCCACTGATCTTTTACCTCACTATTAAAAGCACTAATAACAGCCTCCATGACGTTTTCAGCTTGCGAATCTTCTAATCCAGAAGAATAAGCAAACCCCGGGGCTTTCTTTCCAGCATTAATATTAATTCCGGTATGACCTAGCGCTACATTATCCTTACTATAGGTAATAGAAACACTAACTTTACCGCGCTCATACTTTTTATCATCACTTCCAATAAATGTATCATTTACCATGATATCATCACCATCCATGGATATACTCTTATTAATCGATTGACCTAACATCGATGCAATAGTAGTATTAAATAGCCGTTGAAAGGCTACAGCTCCAAGTGGGCAGAGATTAGGTATCTCCCAGCAAAAATTAATAGAGTCATCAGAATGAATAAAATCTTTAGCTAAAGTATCTTCTAAATCGATAAGGTTATCACTAACATACATAGGAGCTCTAAAAGCTACAATATTACCAAAAGGTGAGACGTCTTTTCGAAAGAATTTATAAGCAAAGCGCTCGTGAATTAGGTCTCCGTTATAAACTTGTTGATCAATAATCATATATATATATTATACTAATATTTTAGAAATTCAATATACTTTCTAGGTTTAATTCTTCAAAATAATCTTCAAGATAGTAGTTCATTTTTTTAAATTCTTTCTTAAGATTAATATCTTCGGGTTGTATAAAGTTAATACTATATTCTAACTCCCTACTGTATAAATCTAACATCTCCGGAGTGACTTGTTGAATTGGTATACAACCTAACTCTAAAGCTTCGTAAAATCTTAAATTTATAAAATCTCCGCAACCAAGTGGGTTAAGAACATATTTATACTCAGCTAAAGTCTCAATATATTCTTGATAGGTAAGTTTTCTATTTGTAACTTTTATTTCTAAAGGTACCTTAGTAGACCTGCTGCTTATATAATTTAAAATTTGTTGTCTTCTATGATACTGAGGACCTTCTGCTTGTCCTAAAAATACTATACTATCTTTCTTTTCTTTATTATGAACTTTTAATTTTTGACTTTTAGATAATAAACCATGCTTATTTAAAATAGCATTTTTAATTTTACGATCTTCAATATCACCAAATAGCTGAATTAAATTATTAATAGTTTCTACTTTATTTTGATGATCCACATTCCATGGAAACTGACTGCTATAAATTTTTTCAATGTTAAAAAGTAAAACTTTTAAGTTAAGATTATTTAGTTTTTCTATAAAGCTGTCTCTTTTCCAAATATCTACATGAGGGCCAAAATGTTCATCCACTATTATAAGTAGGTTTATTTCAGAAAGTTGATCTTCATTTGTTATATCAGTAAAATTACTACCCTTAAAATAATTCTTTAATGCTTTTCGGTAGTTATCAAAATTTATGTGACCTACCTTTTTTTGATCTCCATGGCATATCAACCCAATATTTAATATCATTAATATAATATATAGGAGTAGTTGTTGATTAATGCAATCAATTATATAAAATATAGTGTTGAAAACGATAGACAAAAATATAGTTTTAGCTAGCGATCATAACGGTGTCGTATTAAAAAATGAGTTGAAAAGTATGCTCAAAGAGGCGGGTTATAATCCTATCGATATAGGACCTTATAGTGATGTTGATAGCGTAGATTATGTTGATTACGCGAATCAACTTAGTTCTATAGTACATAACGGAGACATAGAAAAAGGCATTCTTATTTGCGGAACGGGAGTAGGAATGAGTATAGCAGCTAATAGATTTAAAAATGTAAGAGCAGCATTAGTTCATAATTTAGATTCTGCTCCAAAATGTAGAGAGCATAATAATTCTAATGTATTATGTTTAGGTAGTTGGATATCTACTACAAGAAATGCTAAGGAAATTTTAGAGCAGTGGCTTGATACACCTTTTGGTGAAGGAAGACATGTAAAACGAGTTGAAAAAATATCAGACCATAAGCCCGAGACGGTAGTTTTTACTAATGGTATTTTTGACTTGCTACATTTAGGTCATATTGAAGTTTTAAATTTTGCTAAGAGTTTAGGAGACAAATTAGTTGTTGGTATAAACTCAGATAGAGCTACTAAAGAATTAAAAGGTCCAGAAAGACCAGTAACTAATGAAAACGATAGAAAAAATATTCTTACTTCCTTATCTGTAGTAGATGAGGTAGTAATTTTTGATAATATCAAAACTGAAGATATAATAAATGATATTAATCCAGATATAGTTGTTAAGGGAGGGGAGTTTACTGCTGATGAGGTAAGGGAGAGAGATAATATACCATCACATATAGATATAAAAATATCTCCTTTATTTGATAAGGTAACGTATTCAACAACTAAAGTTATAGAAAAGGTTAAAGAAAATGTTCGAACGTAAAAAAGTTTTAGTAATAGGAGACTTGATCTCCGATGTATATACGTATACAGAAGCTGTTGGTCTCTCACTAGAGTCACCGACTCTTAAGGCTGAGTATATTTCAGAAAAGAAGCAACTCGGAGGAGCTGGAAATCTGGTAATGAATTTAAGGGCTTTAGATCGAGAGGTTTGTTTCTTTACTACATTTAATGATTCTACTATATCGGACATATTAAATGAAAATAATGTAAAATACTTTAACCTAGATAGACAGCATACTGTAAAAAGTAGATATTACGTAAATCGTAAGGGTAATAATTACAAGCATCTTCAGATAAATTATGGAAGTATTTTAACCTTAAAAAAAGAGGAAGAGGATAAAGTTTTAAGCGAATTGGTTAAAATAATTGATGAATATGATTCGGTTATTTTGAGCGATTATAGAGGGGGATTTTTATCAGAAAATTTAACTATTTCTACTATTAAGCTTTGTAGAAGTAAGAAAAAACCTTGTATAGTTAATACACAACTTTCTGATTGGGGTATAAAAAAAGATCTTAAACTACAAAAATTCGAAAATTGCTCGTTATTTATTTTAAATGAAGAGGAGGAACAATTTTATAACTTAAGGTCAGAAAGTATTACTACTTTAGGTAGCAGAGGCTGTAAATATAACGGTATAATTTACCCTCCAAGAGAGACAGAGGTTGTCGATACTTGCGGTGCGGGAGATAGCTTTACAGCTATGGCATCTCTTGTTAGTTTGGATAATTCCTTAAAAGCTTTAGATTATTGTAATATATGGGCTAGCTTAGCGACTGAAACGAAAGGCGCAACACCTCCAAGTTATGAACTATTTAAATCAATTATATCAGAACGTTATAGAACTAAATCAGGAAGTTGTTAGTGAGGGGCTTGTTAAGCTAACATGGGGTAATGCTAGCGGTATTGATAGAGTTAACAATCAAGTAATTATAAAACCTTCAGGTATAGACGTATTTAAACTCGAAGTAGGTAACTTAAGTAGAGTGACTATTACTACCGGTACTACTGCAAGGGGTAAATCCCCCTCGGTAGATACTCCGACTCATATCGAACTATACAAAAGTTTTAAGGAGGTGAATTATATTATTCATACTCATTCTCAATATTGTACTGCTTTTGCACAAGCTAGAAGGCCTATTAGCTGCTACGGTACAACTCATGCTGACTATTTTTACGGTGATATACCTATAGTCTACGATTTACTCAAAAATGAAATAGAGAATAATTACGAAAGAAATATAGGATTGAGTATTGTGAATTATTTTAAGGATAATAAAATAGATTACAATAAAATGCCTGGGTGTTTGTTGCCGAACCATGGGGTGTATGTTTGGGGTACCACAAAACAACAAGCATTAGAAAATGCTATAGTAATAGAAGAGATAGCTAAATTAGCTTTCTTAACTGAAAAGATGAGAGTTTGTGATCACAAACTATCGAAGTCTTTATTAGATAAACATTTTGATAGAAAACACGGAACAACAAAATATTATGGACAAAGATAACAAATATGGAATACGAGAGCTACCAAACGTAGAAGGGGTAGTTAAAGCTGAAGAAAAGTATTGGGGTAATATGTCAACTCTTTTTGATCAAGATGGTTATAGTATAAAGAAAATTTTTATGAGAGCTGGTACACAAAGTAGTATGGAGTATCATGTTCATAAAAAAGAATCTTATTATATCGATAAAGGTCAACTTAAACTAGGGTTAAGAATAGGGAGAGCAGAAAATAAATCAATTATTCTTAATGAAGGAGATGTAGTGCATATACCTGTAGGTTTAATGCATATGCGTATGGCAATACAAGATACTGTTATTATAGAAGTAAGTACTACAGATGATGATAATGATTCGCATATAGTAGAAGACGGTAAAACGTATAAATTTGTTGAAAATTAAAAATAATAATATAAAATATAGTATGCGAGAATTATTTATTGATACTGCTAATATTGATGAGATTTCAGAGTCTATCGATCGAGGTATAATTAGCGGGGTAACTACTAACCCATCTCTTATGTCAAAAGAACCTAAAGCTGATTATATTGAACATATGCAAAAAATTGCTAACCTTTTGAAGGATAAGAGTGATATTACCGGTAATGAAATTCCTTTTAGTGTTGAAGTGTTTGCAATTGAACCAGAAGAAATTAAACAACAAGCAATTAGCTTGAAAAAACATATCGACTATGATAATTTAAATATTAAAATTCCTATTGGGTGGGATGAGCTTCCTGTAATTGAATCATTAGCTGGTATAGGAGTTGATATTAATTGTACGTGTTGTTATACAAGTGCTCAATTAATGCTTGGAGCAGCTGCTGGTGCTAGATATGTTTCTCTATTCTATAACAGAGCTAGAGATAGCAAAGTACCGGTTCATTTCGCTCTTCAAGAAACTAATGAATTTATTAAAGAGAATAATTTAAATTGCGAAATTATTTCTGGTAGTATTAGAAAACCTGAAGATATTACAGATGCTTGGAGTTCTGGTTCCCATATCGTAACAGCAGGTTTTAATGTAGTTAAAGAAAGTTCTACACACCCTGGTACAACTGCTTCGATTGAGCAATTTACTAATGACTTTAAAAACTGGATATAATGACTTATTGTTTTGATGTTGATAACACACTATGTGTTACTGAAGGTAGTGATTATAGAGATAGTACTCCTATAAAAGAGCGAATTGATTATGTTAATAGTTTATATGAAGATGGTCATACAATATATGTGTTAACTGCTAGAGGTATGGGTAGTACTAATAATAACCCTATAAAAGCATACGCAAAATATTATAATCTTACTAAAGAGCAGCTTGATTCATGGAATTTAAAATATCATGATTTATTTTTAGGTAAACCCGGCGCTGATATTTTTGTAGATGATAAAGGTTGCCTAGATAAGGATTTCTTTTAATAACTCATCCTTATATCTACTACGGTACTATCGCAATCTTTGACGTAACTTCTGTCATGAATAAACCACTGGCTTTCTCCGCCCTGCCACCATTGATTCATGTCTAATCTTAATGCTTCAACTGACATAGCAGTCTGATCATGTCTATGACCGCAAACATGTTCATGAATTGAAGCAATATTATTTTCATTTGTATAAGGACCTGGAAAGGTTATACCATCATTTGCTAGATCTATAATTTTATCTAAAAACTTATGGGTATTTTCAAATTTAAAATTTAATCCAAATTGTGTACCTTGTACACATGGTATTTTAAATGATAAGTCTCTATCTATTTTAAGTGTATCTAGAGCTTTATCATGACAGTACTCTCCTACAGAGTGGTGGTTTCTAATAAAGAAATAACCTTGGTTATCTAAAGTATTAAAGATATCTTCTAAATTATTTTTAATAATTACAGATGAATCTACCCATAAAATTGTATCATATTTTTTAGCACATTCTTTGATACAATAAAATTTAAAAGCAAAAGGTGATACTTTATGATCCGGGCAATTTTCTGGATACTCTGTAAATCTTACAAAAGGTACCTTTACTATATCATCAATATTTTTTTGAAGTCTATCTAATCCTTTTTCAAAATTATATCCCTTACCGAAACTAACTATACATCTCTTAGACATAACGATTAAAACTATTTAATTTTTTACTATGAATATGTAAGTTAAATAATTGATAAAGTTTATCATTATATTCTACATACATTTTATTATTTTTGTTATCAAATCTTATTTCAGGCTTATTCTCTAAAAATATTTTACCTGCTATTTGTTCATTATCTATAAATCCAGGAGGTATACCACTATGAGTACCTCCAACATATTGCCCCCAAGATGAAGGATCAAATATTATATTTTCAATATTACCTAATTTTGGATGTATTGGTAGCGGCTCTATTAACCCATTATTACAATACCCTAATAGTCTCATTTCATGAATTTGATCTCCTGTAAGTCTTCTAACCTCATCTTCCCCTTTCTTTAACATTTCATATATATTATTTGTAAGATCATTAAAAAGATCTTTATTATTAATATAAGAAAATCCAAAAGCAAATTCAGTATCTTTATGAGGAGTTATATAATTTTTTTTATCAAAATGTTCTTTAATATTTGAAAAATCTCCGTATAACATTACATCATTATCAAAGTGTATAAAATTATCACCGTATTTTTGTGCAAAAGCATTAATAGCAAATACCCTTAATAAGGATGTAAACCATAGGGGGTTAGGATCATTTTTAAAATAATTAAAATCTGGTAAATTCAAAGAATTTAAATCTATAAAGTTTACTTTATCGCTATGTAAATAGACATTCGAGCAAAAATATATATCTGCAGTATTATCTTGTATATTAATCTGGTTAATACAATGAATAATGTAATCTGGTATATCTACACCTTGATGAAATAGAAAATATCTCATTTATTCCCCCTTATTGATTCGTTTTTTCCAATATTCAATTGTAAGTTCTGGTATAGAGTTATTAAATTTATTTGCAAAATTTGATACTTGAGATCTTAAAAAATCTATAGTTATCTCTTCCCAATTATTATTAGGTACAAATAAAATAGGTAAATGTTTAAATTTAGAAAAATTTTCATGATCTAAAATTACTGGTATAGAATTTAAATATAAACATTCCCAAATTCTATGACAATCAACTCCATTGCCTTTTGGTGAAATAACAAACATTGAACGAGCTAACATTTCCCAATATTCTTTGTTGGATCTATTAGGGTACATAGGTATACCATTCTTTGCTGTTATCTCATGACATGGTATACGGTAGTTTAAATTAGTATTAGCATCAAAGTTTTTATATACTAAAATTTCTTTAGTTATATTTTGTTCTTTTACACTTTTTATTAGCTCTTGATTACCATGAGGCCATTGTGAATTAGCTAATCCTATAGGTATAGTTACAAGTTTTTCATGATTAAAATCTCTATTTTGACAGTACCACTTCTTTATTTTATTTGAATCTAAAAATTGTTTTGATTCTTGTGTAATATGATAATCGCTATTATGTGTGATTAAAATTGTATCGTCATTTAAATGATCGAAGTATTTTTGAAAGAATATATTTAAATCCTGAGTATAAACAAATATTTTTTTATATTGTTTAATGTCTTTAATGGAAATATCATCAATAAGTTTTAAATTACCTTTAATTTTTTGGCTAGCCATCGTTGAATTAACTTCTGCAGCTAGGCATATATCTGCTAATTCTTGAAATTGTTCTCCACTAATCATCATTGCTTTTGTATATGTTTTATATATCTTTCATTTCTTATAAATACCGCAGATCCATTTCTGGAATTAGGGTGAGGTGGAACACAATTCATTAAACACGACCATTCATTATCATTTTTAAGTACATCAAATACTTTACTAGTTTTATAAGCTATATGACAATCGTCTAAAAAGAATACATCTGTTCTATCTTTGAGTAATAAGAATTCTTCATAACCGCAAAATTCGCCTCCATCTATTAATACAGAATCATAATAATCTTTATCAGTATGTAAATACCCATCGAAGTTAGACATTAATTTTATATCTCTATCATACCATACTTTTATATTAGCTTTTTCGACTTGCTTTTCATCATAGCTCATTTTTTCTATAGGGCATTTAAAATGATTAGAGTCCCATATATACTCGTAAGGCGGTAAAGTATCAGAGCTTATAGATGAATCATGTATGCATTCTATCCAATCATAGCTTTTTACCCTTTCCTTTAATTCTAAAAATCTCTCCTCATTAATCTCTATACTTTTTAAAGATTTTTCTTCAAACTCTTTCATTCCTTCTATAAAGCATTGTGTAGAACCTGAACCGTCCCATGCTCCAATTTCTAAATTATTTTTCAATCCAATAAACCGGACTGCATCACGTATCATTATACCTAAAGGATCTTCTAGAGTTATCTCAGCCATTACAAAATATATTTAACATTACTATTATCAAAATCAAAAAATAGATCTTGAACGTCTCCTTCTGGATTAACAGGCCACATACTTACTTTATGTGAATATGGAAAGATTATTTTTTTATGATAACCTAAAAAAGCTGCCCACCAAGAAAATGATGATTGTGAAAGGGCTATATTTTCACTTAGTAATAGCGCCATCCAATCGTTCATAGATCGTTGATTACTAAATAGTTCGAATTTGTCTACTAATCCTTCTGAAAGAATTTCGCAACCATCAGATAATAATTTTTGAACAGTTTCACAATATGAATTATCAGTAATAATACCTATATCCGTAAAACCTGAGTCTTTTATTAACTTATAATAATAATCGTACCCTAGAAAGCAATTAACTTGATGGTAATCGGTTTCTCTAACATGTACTATGAGTTTACCCTTATTAATATATTCGTGATTTTCTTTGATAGAAAATAATTCTCTTAATTTATCTCTATGATTTATATAGTACTCTGCTCTTTGTAAATAACTATCTACTACTATAGCATTTTCATCTTTAACTAGTTCATTAAAGTTAACTTTTTGATCGCCAATAGATCTAGTTTTAGTTATATCTTTTGTTGATCGAAGAGATTCTAAATTAGGTGGTATATTAAAGTTTGGTAGACCTTCATGAAATAATTTACAATTTCTTTCCTTAGCTAATAGCCAACCAAAAGCGTATTGAAACATTCTGTTTCCCATCCTACCTGCAGGATCAAACTGTACATATACATCGTTCATTACCAGTAGCAAGCTTCTTCTACTACGCTTACCCTTTCAGGAGTTTCATCTTTTGTTGGAGTAGTCCAGTGCTCGTTTATAAATGGTTCGAATTCTTTTATAGCCCTCCATCTATTACCTAATACTCCAAAAAGCATTTGAGTAGCTCCGCCTAGATGTATACCAGCTTTACCTATAACTTTACATTCCGACGCAAATAACAAACCGGTATAACCTGTACCAAATATACCTACATCAAAATCCTCTGTATGTATAATAGCCTTAAACTTATCGTAAATTTCTTTAGCAGATTTTGACTTACTATCTTTAGTAATAGTTATCGAGGTAGGATATCGGTATGGTATAATATCAAAATTAGGCTTTATCTTATTATTCCATATTTTATCTAATTTAGGAAAATTTTTATCTATACTATCTGCAAAAGGTGAAAATACTAATACCCGTTTACCCTCTAAGCAGTCAGTCCATGGATTATCAAAAAAGTATGGTTCAATATGTTGTAAGGGTGTTGTATAAGCTTTAGTTTTTTCATTAATTAACTCTTCTTCCAATTGAGGGATAATAGCACTCCATTTACAAAGAAGATCCATTCTACTTAAAGCTTCTAAAAATGTAGTAGAAAACCATTCTAAGGTTTCTTTATTAGTTGGTACTAAGCCTGATACATCTTCTGCCTCTTTTTTAAGGTCTGGATGTATCATTTGACCACTTAAATATGTATACAATAATTTAAGTTCTGTACCACCTATTTTACCTGCTGCAAAAGATTTATTATTCTTAATATGATGTCTTAAGAAATTATTACCGTCGATATGTTTAGCCATTTATATATTTTATATTAGTTTTTGTAAAACTCCACATTAAATTAGGTCCTAATAATTCAGATACCGGTATAGTACCTCTATTTTCTTGAACCTTAAGCCATCTTTCATATAAACCATCATAATTACCGTAATATTCTTCTTTAAACTTTACATCTTCTTCGAAGTAATAAGCATAATGATTAAACCTAACAGGTATTAAAAGTCCTGGTCCATTTTTACCATCGAGTTGAGGTGGTTCATGAGTTTTAAAACTCTCACCTTCCCATTTCCAAAGTCTGCGATAAGGTCCTCCAGTACCTTCACCCCATTCACCAAAAACTAATTGATTAGTACCTACAAAATAGTTACAAAGAAAACAGCCAGTTTTACCTTTATTTTGCTCTAAATGTTTTTCAGACTCTTGTAACTGATCTATAGACCATTGCTCATCTATATCTATTTGCCATAGATAGCATTCTTCATAATGCTTTTTTATCTCAATAATAGCAGCATTTACTTGCTCATCTTTACTATCCCAAGGTCTATTTTCTGGTCTAACTACAACTACATTATCCTTTTTATTATTATCTAAAAACTCACTTGTTCCGTCATTTGATATAAAATTATTATGAAACTTAGAATCTAATTCATTACACCATGAAGTTGAACCGCCTGGATTAGATAAACCTTCTACTATTACCCATAGATCAAAATTCTTACTCATAGTATCATAATAGTTTTTATGAACTAAATGTCTATGACCATTTAATATAATTGTAAATGCTACTCTTTTCATATAATCTTCCATTCATTCTTCATAACCGGTAACTTCATAAAGTGGTTATCTTCTTTTTTAAATAATATTTTTTTATTATTAATGTTAAGCTGTTCTACTAAATTTGAAATACTACTCTCAACCAAAGCTATAGTAGTAGCTTCTTCTAAAATCTTAAGCCAATAAAATATACTATAATTTTCATTCATTTCTATAAGTTGACCATCTTTAAAATCAAACTTATAATTAAGTTTACCTCTAGAATGCTTTAAATTAACAACAGCATATTTTTTATTTTTAACTAACTTATTATAAAGTTTTTCTTCTTCAATATAGTTTCTGTTAATTTTAAAATTCCATTTTTCTTCAATAGGTACACTAAGTAAATTATATTTAAATAAATCAAATGGTTGCTCTTTACCGTCACCAAGCGCTACATACATCTCCGTTGAGGTGCTATCAGGAAAGGTAGCAGCTATATCTTTTATTAATTCTACATTATTATCAGATAAAGCTTTATATGACTCCTTTACACACGTATAAACATTATCACTTACTGGTAAAAAGTTAACGTAGTCAACTACCTCTTCAAACATTTTAACATACTTATCAAATATAGGCCAGTATACTTTATAACCCTTTTCAGATAAATATTTTGCTGCCGGTAGACATATAATTAAGTCACCCAATCTACCTGGCTGTATTATACCGAGTTTATTCATTTAAAAGATTAAGCAACCAATCTACTTCAGTTATAGATATATTATGATTGTTACCTACATAAAATCCATTTTCATGAACGTAATTAGCTTTATCATCTACATTCATTATCTTATCAACTACCCCATCTATAAATGGGTGGTTGTAAAGATTACCAGCTATAACTGGCCTGGTTTCAATACCTTCTTTAGTTAATTTTTCTAATAATATATCTTTTTGATCTTTATTTTTAGTAATAATAGGGAAACAAAAACTACTGTTACCTTCTACTTTAAAATTATTAAAATATTTTTTATTATCTAAATTTTTAGCAAAATGATTAAAGTTATTTTGTCTAATTTTATTATGTTTATCTAAATTTTTTAATTGTAATAAACCTAAGTATGCATTTAATTCGCACGATCTTACATTAAACCCAGGAGTTATAAAGGTAAAATTTTTATTTACCTTCTTATACTTTTGCTGACTTTCCTCTGGCAGTTCTCTTAATAACCCATGAGATCTAAGCAATAAAAGTTTTTCATATATATCTTTATCATTTGTACACACCATACCACCTTCAATAGTAGTCATGTGATGACCGTAGTAAAATGAAAAAGTTGATACTTTACCGAAATTACCTATTTTTACCCCATCATATGTAGTTCCATGTGATTCACAGCAATCTTCAAGTAGCTCGACATTATACTTTTTACAAAGATCTAATAGTTCTTGTGATAAAGCACAAAAACCTAGTAGGTGAGCTAAGAATAAGTATTTAGGTTTATTTAAATTAAAAATATATTCTAAGGTATGGAGATCCGGATCTAAATTAGGTAAATTAACATCACATAAGCTTAATTTATTTTTAGATAATATTATAGGTGATACTGTGGTCGACCAGGTACAGGCTTGAGATACCCAACCTTTAGTTTCATCGTAGTTATTTAGTGCGTGTACTGCTAAAAAATTAGCAGACGATCCAGAGTTTACAAAAACAGAATATTTACAACCTTGCCATTTTGACCACTCTTCTTCAAACTCTCTAACATATTTACCTTGTGAAAATTTATCACCGTTTAGTATAAAGTCTGAAAGAGCTGTACGTTGATCCAAAGGGATCGCATTATCCATTAGTGGCCATTTAATCATTTTCTTAGTGTCTCGTAATTATTGTTAAACCATTCTACAGTATCTTTTAACCCCTCATTAAAAGATGTATATGGAAAATCTAATAAACTTTTAAGTAGAGTATTATCTGAGGGCTTTCTATATTGACCTTTAGGCATATCTGTCTCATACTCAATGCCTGGTAAATCAAATATATCTCGTATTCTTTCTGCTACTTCTTTAATACTAATTTCATTATCTGATGAAACAATTAATGGCTCAGGTAGTTCATAATGCTGCAACGACCAATCAATAATTTTACCTAAGTCTTCGCTATATATAAATTCCCTTTTAGGTGAACCGTCACCCCAAACTTTTAAAGGTTCATTATTTTGCTTTGCTATAAAAGCTTTATGTATTAATCCTGGAACTAGGTGAGAGCTCTGTAAGTTAAAATTATCTCTAGGTCCATAAACATTACAAGGAACTATATTAACTATATTCATCCCATATTGATCTCTATATGCTCTTGCGTTTACTTCAAGCATTCGTTTTGCATGCGCATATCCATAATTTGACTCATGTGGAGCTCCGTTATGAAGTTGATCATGAGTAAGAGGATACTTTATATTTTCTGCGGGAAAGATGCAAGTGGTTAATAATGAAACTACCTTTTTGACTTTATTAATTCTACATGCTTCTAAAACATTAAGGTTCATTTGCATATTTTTATAAAAGAACTCACCTAATCTTTCTGTATTTTCCTTTACCCCGCCTACTAACGCAGCGCAATGAATAACATATTCAATTCTATTAAGCGCTATATAATTGTCTACAGCTTTAAAGTCCATTAGATCTAAATCTTCTGAACTGGGTTTATGATAACCCTTTACACAGGAGCCAACTAAGCCCCTACCACCTGTTACTAATATTTTGGATTCATCTATCATATTTTAAATTTTTCTCTAAGTAGTTTTTCTTCCCGATAAACTATAGGTAATAACTTTTGTTCCCATATATCATTATTATCCCATATACCTTCTCTATCACTTTCAATTGAATCAGTAGTAGAGTCTCTATTACCGTATTCAGAAAAATGCATATGTTTAATTATTATATCATGATAGTATATTTTTCTATCTAATACTTCGAAAATTTTATCTAAATATGTATCTTGAAATCCTTTAGGTTCAATATCTTGCACGTACCAGCCTACTGTATCAACGTAATCTCTATGAACAAAAGAATTAACTGGGAAGGGTGGTGCATTTTCGTACTTATTACCAGGTCCTCTCATACCATCATTACAAAATACTAAGTGGATATTATCTTGTTTACTTTCAAAGGTTTCAATAATTTTTTTATCCCAATCATTAGTTTTAAAAATCATATCATCACCTACCATTGCTAAAATATCATAGTTATTTTTCTGAACCATAGTATTCCAGTAAATTGATAAACCTCCTTTCTTAAAGGATCCTTCCGGGAAAGTTATAAAATCTATAAAATCTAGATTATCAGCTATCCGCTTATACTTCTCGTACACAGGGTCATCTTCATCTACCCCTAATACAATACGTATATTTTTAATATTGTTTGTAGTGGCTAAAACGCTAGTTAGAAAAGTTAGAAACTTGTTCAATCTATTTCTACTAGGTAGTAACAGGGCTATTTTCATAATTTACTATTTTATTGCCTGTATCAACTACTGACCAATTAGGTTCCTGTTTAAGATAAGCTGATAATTTTTTAACATCTTCTATTCTTTCATCAACCATTTGATGCCATAAATTATCACTATGACTAACAGGCTGATTATTGACTACTGCTGTATCTGCAACTGCCATGCGTTCTGCTGTACTGTCGCGACCTCTCTTACCATATACCCAATGTCTATGTTCAATAGTATAGTCATCTCTATACTTTATTCTATCAAACGCTAAAAACATTTGATGTAACCACTGATCAACCCAGTTGATTGTAAATTCTGGTCTCATAAATTGACCTAGTACTTCAGCGTACCTTCTATGACAGAATAAATTTACCGGTAAATCTTTACCGTGTTTTTCATCATTACAATGTATGGCTTGAATCTTATCTTCAGGCATATTTGCGAATTCTTCTAATAACATTGTATCCCAGCCTTGCGTTTTGAATACATAATCATCATTTATCATAGAAATAATTTCTGCATCTGACTCATCAGCAAGTTTATTCCAAAGTTTACCTAGTCCTAAAAACTCACCATTGTTTTCTATTTCTACCACCTTTAAGCAAGTTATACCAGCAGCAATTTTTTTGATAGTATTTAAAGTAGGATCATCTTTATCTACTCCAAAATATATATCTACATTATTAATGTCATCTACGGTAGATAATATTGAAAAAATCAACGTTAAACGATGATTCATTCTCTCTCTTGTTGGTACTAATATTGAAATTTTCATTTTTTTAATAAACCATCATGAAAATCGCCTCCATGATGATAGGGTATATCTATTTTAATTACTTTATCTTCAGAAGCAAGTCTTTTTATACCTTGATAATGTATAGGTGCGTCGCCCCAGCGCCTACTATAAATGTAACCACTTTCATCAATAGGTTTAAAGAAATTCATCCATTTATCAGATTTAAACCAACTACATTTCTGAATGAAAAAGTTTGTTTCGTATGCTAAGTTTGATTGAATATCATTATCTGATGGTGCTATGTCCTGACAAAAATCATTTAAACCTACTATTACATTTTCATCATCTACAAAAGTGTCAACCCAACCATATATAGCATCTTTATCCTTCATAACTTGAAAAGGATCATTTTTAATATTATCTATAATATAAGAGTCGCTATCAAGTCTCATAACATAATCAACCTTATCAAAGAAAGGATCAAGATACATAGCTCCTGAAAACCATCTACACATATGCCTGTATCCCATACTAAAAAAAGCGTTTTTATCCCATATACCATCCCATACAAATTTTTCTGGTATTTTAGATAGTATTTCTTCTGAATAATCTGGTAAAGAAAAATCAACTTGCTTAAAATATATATCTACTTCAATAGGAGCTGCTTTTCTAATAAAATTTTTAGCTTCTTTAGATAAGCCTTCATGTCCAAAAACTATAGGATATGGATTTTTTTTAGTAAAATTTTCAGATAGTAATTTAAGACTAGCTTCTAGCCTTCTTAAATGAATCGGGTGTTCATATACTAGATAATATATACAACTTTTAGGTACCATAATTACTTTTTAGTTCTTTAACTATTCTTAAAACTTCTTCTTTAGAAGTAAAAGGCGGTTCATTAGGATAATGACCGTGCTTTTTTAAGTATATTTCCCTACCACCATATACGTTCTTTTTCCATTGCTCACTATCACCAGCAATTGAAGACTTATCAATAGCTTGCGGTGCTTCTGTAAGTAATTTATGCGAATCGTATAAATCCGCAAAATACCAAAACGGTGGATGGTAACCAGCTTTAATTATATTGTATGTATGATCAACATGCTCCCATGCATTATAAAAATCTTCATCTATATAACCCACCTCATCTAGAATTAACTTAGTGTAAAAAGAAAACATAGCTACGGTATGCTCAAAAAGTGATATTTTTGTTTCTTTATAATCAATTATTAATTTTGGATTGGGCTCGGAGTGTTGATCTAATTCATGTCTATTATGTAAATCAAAATTCTTTATAGTTTGCTTTCTATTAAAAGGCGAACCTGGCCCGTAGTTAAAATGATGTATACCTGATATTTTATGCGCTTCAATATATTTTTCAAAAACCGAAGTATCTAAAACTATCATATCATCCTCGAAGAGAAAGAAATAATCACATTCCTTTTCATAAAGATATTTTAAAGCTTTATTTTTACCCTTACCTACACCCTCACGTCCTGTAGTTTTAATTACTTCAGACCGCGGATTAACTACATCATCAAAGCCATCATTAACTACTACTATATGATCATAAGTATTATCCTTAATTGAGTCTCTACATTTAGTGAAGAACTCAGGTCTATCGCAAGTAATAATACCTACACCTATTTTAGGTTTCATATACCAAACTTTTTAAGGAGTTCTTTTTCCTTTTCTTCCTGATCTAGACTCGCTTGCTGACTTTTAACCAGTTGTTCTAATTCATTTAGATTATCTGGATTAAGAATAGATTCTTCGTCAGCAAATAACTCACCCTGTGGGTTAACATATTCTGCTATCAAGTCAATACGTTGTTGTTGATCATCTGGCAAGACAATTAAACATGGTACATCTTCTTTAGGAAAGAATACATTTGATTCTGGATTTTGCATCCACTGCTGGTACAGTGAATATAAAATATTATCTACCTCTTTAATATAAGATGGATCTTTCTCCCTTAGTTCATTTTCCTTTTCAGTAGTTTTACCAACTTGTTCATTATATCGACAGATAAAAATAATATCTAAATGTCTCATAGATTCACGTACTAGAGTAATTTGCTTCGAAATAAACTCTCGCGTAAAACCTTCTTTATTTTTATCATGACACCACATACTATAAGCAATGTTGTCCAGAGGACACCTATCATAAATAACTTTACTCGTATCATCATATGATTGCAATTGATCAATCATAAAATCTAAGATACGTTCCTGTGTATCAGTCGTCGTCTTAGATGAATGATCTAACCCTTCTTCTTTTAAAAGGTCTCTATAAGTCTTTTCAGGACTCTTATAATTTTTCCAGGTATATAAAAAACTTTTTACCAAAGAACTTTTACCGCTATGTGCAGTGCCTGATATCGATATACGCATATGCTTATTTACTTGTTTAGACTTTTAATGCCATATCCCATATGCATAAATGTAAACGAGGTGAGAAATTTACATTCATACCTTTCGCATATTCAGCTACCGCAGGAGCTTTTTCTATATGCTCTTTTCTACTCCCACTACAAGGCATAAACCAAATCCTACTTTTAGGTATATTAATCTCACCATCATCAACATACTTACGCCAAATCTCATCTATATCCTCAGAAGCATTAATAACAAATTTAAATCCGGATCCTACATCTCTATGCCACTTTAATACTTCAGGCTTGTAGGTTCTCTTTTCCGGATCACCATTAGTAGTTAATTTAGGAGATGTAGTAAAGGTAGCTCTATAGTGAGTTACCCATTTTTCATCAGGTTTAATAGTAGCATTAGTTTCAAAATCAATTATAGGATGAAAATCATACTTATTAATAAAAGCTTCTATAAATTTAAGTAATTGCTTTTGCTGTACCATAGGTTCACCACCAGTAAGCTTAAAAATAGCACCAGCTTTTAACTTATCTACTAAGTGATGCTCTTCAAAATATTCAAATATTTCATTAAAAGTCATCTTATTCTTAATAGACCATGAAACAAAAGAATCACAACCATGAGGTGAGTCTTCAGAAGCAAATCCTTCGCAAGTTAAATTACACATTGCCATTCTAAAAAATACCGAAGGCATACCTACAAATTCACCTTCACCCTCAAGGGTATAGAAAGCTTTATCATCAGATATTAACAACGTTTCTTTATCACAGTCAATCATATACGTAATAATATATTAAATTTAAGGTATTTCAACATAAATAATAGTAGACATGAGAAAAAAAACCACGCGACTTGTTCGCGAAACTCAGTTGGAAGATATCGAGGAGCAAATGAAAGACAATTTCTTACTTGATTTCAAAATTAAGAAACCTTTTTATCTTAATCATAACCATAAAGAATTTTATTCACAAATTCGAAACTCTACAACAAATATGGTACTAGTCGACGGACCGGCAGGTTCAGCTAAAACGTATATTGCAATATATGCTGCTTTAGAGGAGCTTA